CCCGCCATTACAGGTTAAAAATGACGAACCAAATGTGGTGTTTCCACCTGAAGAACCGTTATTAGTCCCGCCACCGCCGCCGCCACCACCTCCACCGCCGCCAACCATTTTTATAGTTAGATATTTAGCGTTTGTTGGTGTTGTATAAGTTCCTGAACCACTTGTATAAACAGTAACTTGTGGCGCTGCATGACTTACTTGTGTAGAACCATCGGGGAAAGTAATGTTTGTTCCAACATTAAAAATAGGAGCACTGTAAGTTCCCGTTGAAGGATTCCATTTTAATTTAGTAGAAGAAACATACTCACCCAAGTTTCCTGTGGTGTTTGTTTTCCAAACAGGATACATGGTCGCATTAGTTGACGTATCGTCAGTGGTTGCGGTATTTGTGGCGTTAGTCGCTGTGGTGGCTGTGGTCGCAGTTCCAGCATTACCGTCAATGCTTGTGCCTGTCAGGGTCTGGCTGGCGCTTGCTCGGTTAAGGGCAATGGCTGTCGTGCCAATGTAGAGGCTTGAATTGCCCAAAACGCCAGTAGGAATTGTGCCTGTCAAGTTACCAGCGGTTAGGCTTGTCAAAGAAGCGCCTGAGCCGCTAAACCCTGTGGCTGTTAATACACCAGTGGAAGGGTTGTATTGGTACTTGGTGGAGCTTGTGTACTCAGTTGATACAGTTCCCGATGTTGCCGCAGCAAACAACGGATAACGAGTGGCGTTAGTGGTTGTGTCGTCACTTAACGTAATAGATGTGCCTGCGCTACTCCATGTAGGAACACCTGAACCGTTTGAGGTTAAGACTTGTCCAGTAGAACCAGCAGCAGTAAATGCGTAAGCAGTACCAGTGCCGTAGGCAATAGCGCCAGCAGTAGGAGTAGCCGTTCCATTTGTACCGCCTCCATTAATGCCGACCACACCCCATGCTGGAGCAGCGGTTGAACCGCCTGTCACCAAGGCTTGACCAGAAGTTCCGTAGCCTGTTGTTCCGCTTAATGCAGGAGTTGTTCCAAGGTTTGTTGAAAAACCAAGAGCGCCTGAACTGTTGATTACATGAGCATATTGGCCTGTTGAACCCCAAGCAAAATAGCTTTTATATCCGTTGCCAGACCCAAAAGTAATGTCTCCATCGTGACCAGAAAAATAAACCCCGTTGTTGATAGAGTAAAAATCAGAAGGAGTTGACGCACTAAACGTAGATGAGTTCATGCCAAACTCACCGTAATACGATGAATCTGTACCTATGTCGTTAGAGATAACGTAATTGGTTGAAGCGCTAGCAGATGTACTCTTGTTTTGGATAACAAGCTGGTTATATGAGTTGGCGGTTGTGCTACCAAAAGAAGCAATAGAGTTGGAAGCATTGAACGACAAAACTGGCGTTGTACTGGTAACAGAATTAGCCGACAAAGTAGTGAAGTCGCCAGATGACCGAGTGGTCGCACCGATAGACGCACCATTAATTGTCCCGCCTGTAATCGCCACGGAGTTGGCGTTTTGGGTTGACATTGTTCCCAAGCCAGTGATTGCTGTATTAGGAATGGTCGAAGAAGCCGTAAAAGCGCCCGTACCGTTACCAAATACATATCCTGATAGGGTAGCCGCACCTGTGCCGCCAGAGGCCACGGGGATAGGGCTAGAAAGCCCTGAAATCGTCCCGCCAGTTATAGCCACAGAATTGGAGTTCTGTGTGCTCATTGTCCCCAAACCAGTAATGTCCGTATTTGGGATTGAAGTCACCGCTGTCAAAGCGCTCGTGCCAGTCCCTTTCACATATCCAGTTAGGGATGTTGCGCCTGTGCCGCCGTAGGGAACTCCGATTGTTGAAGCGTTCCATGTACCTGCCGTAAGTGTTCCAACGCCTGTAATGCCTGTGTAAGAGCCTGAAATCAATGAACTAGCGATAGTTCCTGATGTGATTTGCGAGGCGGCAATGGCAATTGAGGTAGGTGTTGCGCTTGTTACTTGACCTTGTGCATTGATCGCCAAAACAGGGACGCTAGACGCTGAACCATAAGTCGAAGCGGTCACGCCTGTGTTTGTGATGCTAAAAGTGTTTGACGCAAGGGTTAGACCTGTGCCAGCGTAATAAGTGTTTACGCCTGAGAACTGAACAAACGTAATTGGAGTGACGTTAATCGTTCCAGTATCAGCCGAAGTTGACACCCAACTTGTATTGGCGTTCACAGAACCATATAGAGCAACGGTATAAGCGCCTGGCACTTCTGCCCAAATATCCATGTCGGTTGATCGAACCCATGCGCCCGATGCCGCAACATAAATGCCGTTTTGCGAGGCAGTAGTTTGATTTTTTACCAATACTCGGTCGCCAACTTGCACCGAATAAGTGTCAATGGTCTGCAAGCCAGACAGCGTAATGTTCGCAGTCGTAGCGCATTTGACAGCCGCTTTAGGGTTTAAGCCTTGGGCGATAGCGTCAACGTAGGCTTTATTGACAATATCAATGTTATTTGAAGGCGCAGTGGAAATCTGCCCTGTTGTAGTCAGAATATTGGTAAAAACCCCAGTAGACGGGGTATTAGCGCCGATTGTCGTGCTGTCAATCGTGCTGTTTGTGATCTGCAAGCCCGATTGTTGCGGGTTAACAGTAGCGTAAAAGGGCTGACCCTGCCCGATAAACGTATTGAATGAGTTGTCAAGATTGAATAACGCCTGTACAGGCAAGATATTCTGGTCGTTTACTTTTGCGGGGTCAGCCATTTAAGCCTCTTAAGATTGATCTGCCACAGGAGTGACGTACAGCAAACCAGCAGTAGCCGAATTACTGAGCGCAGTCATGTAAAAGGGCGCTTGCGGGGTTGCCAAGATCAAAGGTGAAGTCATGCCAGCAGGCAATACGTAGTCTCCATTCGTTCCGTCTGAGGGAAACGTAGGAGCACCAACGCTCGAAGTTGTACCAAACTTCACCGCAATAGGAGCAGCGCCCGTATTGAGGAAGGAAGCAAAGTTCACTTGGTCGTTAGTGTAGTTACCAACGATCTGGACAGCAGAGTGTGCAGTGTTGGTCACAGATAACGCAACGGTTGAACCCGAATTGCGTTGTACGGTTGAGCCAGCCATGATTAGACAGCAGTCACAGGTGCAGGGCCTTCCAGACGGGTAATCTGGATGACGTATTGACCACTAGCAGGCACAAGAGAAGCGTTTGATGTCAAGTTGCCAAACTGGATTTGCAAAGTGTTAGCAGCAATGCAATCAGCTTCAGCAATCATAACACCAGCGGTTTGTGTGCCAAACACACCTTGGACAAGCACCAAGTCGGTTGTCAACAAGCCAGGCACTGTGTAATTCACAGCGGTGGTAGTGTTGGCAGCCAAAGTATTGGATGCGTTGTTAAAAGTGGGAGTGATGTAGAAAGTCTCATGGGCATTGCCACGAGTCACGGTCGTAGATGACATTTTGCGTCCTTTCAGAAAGACAAAGTGATTATACAAAAAACGCCCAATGAAGGGCGTTTCCTGATTGGTTTTTTTGCTATTTAAGCAGCAATCAAACCAAGAGCTTTCAATGCGGTAACAATGTCACCGATTGTGTAAGCTGTTGAGCCAGACGCACCTGGGAAGGTGGTGTTGGTGTACACAGCAGTAGTAGAACCAGCAGCAGTAGTGGTGGTGTTACCAGCGGAAGTGGGTTGAGCCACAGCGGTAACGCCATAGAAAGACACTTTGCCACCGTTAGGGGCGATAGCCGTTCCGTCTGTGCTGTCACCATCAATCAGATAGTGAGGGCTGGTTGTAACGGCAGGGCCGTTGTTGGTGTAGGTGGTGGGGGTCAAAGCCATGATTATTTACTCCTTAATGAAGATTAGGCTGCAACACGGCAAGCGAGTTCAGGGTACAGAGGTGCCCAACCATACAACACATCCAAACGAGTAGGAATACTATCGTTGTTGATGGTGTATTGGCGAACCACACGCATGGACAAACCAATCTCTTTGTCAGAGGCGCGACCAGCGAAGTGGACGCCTTCTGGCAATTCAAGATCGGCCACAGCCAAAGTGAACGCATTGCGGTGCATGATAATGTTCTGTGGAGAAACGACACCAGTTTGGTTGAAAGGAGTCACAGCAGAAGCACCAGCCGATGTAATGCTCACGTTTTGGAATTGACCAGCAGAGATCACAGCAGGAGACACGGTAACGCTGTTACCAGAGATAGCTTTCACCACGAAGTTACGCAGTTTGTTGCTACCGTAGGCTTGACGGTTTTGGGGGTTAACTGCATAGACGTTAGCGATAGTGAAAGTGTCGCCAACGTTAGGAGTGAACGTACCCGATTTAGTCAAGGTCAACACCGAGCTAGAAGCCCAACCAGAGGTCAAGATACCAGTGTCGGTAGAAGTGTTGATGGTTGCAGTGCCGTTGTAGTTGCCAAAGGTTTGGCTAACAACGTTCTGATCCATTTTCCAGTTCATACCACCAGAGTCACGACCCATCAGACCTTTACGGTACTGTTCGCCGATAGCTTCTTGGGGCACAAACAAACCTTTCAAGCTGTCCACGATGGTGGCAGATGTAAAAGGCTCAACGGTGCAAGAACGGCGACCATCGCGGGGCGCACCTTCGCTGTCGAGGTAAGCGCCAGCGGTCAGATAAGTAATCAGACCAGTGGGAGGCGTACCAGCAGTACCAACGATGTTGGCGGTGTTCAACGCAGCCATAGACAAACCGTCACGGTCAATCTTGTTGGCGATAGCAGCCACAGCGGGTTTCAACACGCGGTCACTGAACATATCCAAGGACAAAGCCAAGTCTTGAGTGGTGAATTGTGTATCAACGTGAAACTGTGTGCTCAAGGTAACAGGCACTGAAGTCTCGTTGAAATCTTCAACGTTCAAAGCTGGGCCAGTAGTACCGATGAAACGACCAGGGCGGCGAACGTTCACGGTGTTACCAATTTTGCCGCCAACGACAGCGAATTGGTCATCATAGTTGCGGTCGACCTCGCTTGTAAACGTAAGTTCGTTTTCTAGCACCATAAGTGCTTCATTAGTAATCTTACTAATGGTTAGGAGTTGATTACTCATTTCATTTCCTTTGAAAAAATTTCAATGTACAAAAAAGGGTCTGTCAGCGAATCCGACCTTGTTTTCGTGCTGCTTTCCACTGTGAGTAAGTTCCGTGGAATTGACCGTTTGAGTCAATAGCCACATCTGCTACTCCAGCCGCAGTGCGAATCGGTTGAATTGGCGCTGGCGCTTTACTTTTAACCACAGGCTTTACTTCTTCAGGCTTGGCTTCAAACCTTGCCTCCAGTTTCCCCAACTCTTTCATGGCGGCTTTTTCCGTCATACCAGCAATCTTCTTGGCGAGGTCTGAGTTCTCGGCTAAGTGATACAGGATTTTTGGGCCTACATCGCTCTCGAGAATCGCATCACGTACCGAGTCGCTTACAACTACGTCACTTGATGCCACCATATCGTCAAAATCAGGCAGTTCTGCTTTGGCTTGCTGTACCTTTTGACCCCAAGTCTCATAAACTTTTTGTCGTTGGGCAGCAGCTTTTTCCTCAGCATCACGCCTATCACGTTCCTGAAGCGCTTTTTCTGTCGAATACTCAGCAAGAGCCTTCGCATATTCAAACGCATCCTGAAACTGGCTAGGTTGCGGTTCTTCGTCAACAGGCGCAGCCTTTTGAGGCTGTGTTTGTCTCTCAAGAGCCGCTAGACGTTCTTCCAGAGCTTGCCTTTGCTCGCGTTCACGTTGCGCTTCTTTACGCGCCTCTTCACGCTGCTTGGTAATCTCTGAAAACCGCCGTTCGAGTTTCGGATTCTGTTTCCGTTCACCCTCTGGCTTGGCTTCCTCTTTCGCTTCCTCTGGCTCACTCCCACTAACATCATCCGACACTGGCTCTGTTGGAGTTTCCTCAACAACAGCCACAGGCTCGGAATTTGCTTGGGCTAAACCCAGTTTTTGTGCATAGAACTCAGCCGCATTTTCGCTAGTCAATACTTGACCTGCTTGGTTTTCGGACATACGTTTCCCAACGATTTAACCCTGTGTACCTCACAGGTAAGGTTTGGTAGCCATTATGCTACTGATTTTATTGATTTGCAACGTCTTGATTAGCCTGATTTGCGTAAGCGTATTGTTCCGCATTACGCACTTGGATTTCCTTCTCAAGACGCTTGGTGTCCATGTGGTGAAGCAGCAATTCCATGATCGCTTCAATCTCCACTTTGTTTTGTGAGGTAATGGCGCGGGTATTCTGGTCGTTGACTTTGACCTCTGCCATTGTCTCGGTATTGTGTGCCTTAGCTGTCTGGCGCATCAATTCGCGCTTAGTCTCAGCGTCTTGCTTGACTTGCTCGATGTCTGCGCGTTGTTTCATGGCAATTTCCATTTGCTGCATCTTCTGCTGCATTTGCTGGACTTGCGCCTGAGCCTGAGCCATAGCCATCTGGATTTGCGGTGGCACATCGGATTTCTCATCCACTTTAGACAGCGGGTTGAGCGTAGCCAAGCGGTCTGCAATGACATCTGCGCCAGGGAAGTCCATGTTCCTGAACCACAAATCGCCAATTTGCGACATAAGCTGTGGGTCTGCCGACAAGATAGGCGTAATGGTCTCCAAAGCCTCTTGGCGCTTGCTGTTGTAGCCTGGGCCTGTGTCCATCACCACATCGTAAAGACCCACAGTCAGGTCGTTTTTCATGAGGTTGTTTACGGCATCACGCTCATTAACCGTCACCAACTCAGGCTTACCGTCATCGCCAATAATCCGCATAACACGCTCGGTGTCATAGATTTTGGGGATAAGGTCAAGAATGGCACGAGCCACTTGAGCCTGCGATTTACACAGGTTGTCGTAAAAGTCAAAATTGTTGAGGTCAACTTGCTGTTGTTGACCGTTTAAAGCCTTGCCTGAAATGTTGCCTTGCTTCAGTTGAGCAGGGTCAAACACACCCATCAAGACCTTAATATCTTGGTCAATCAGCCCTGTGGCCTCCAAAATGCCAGCAGGAGGTGGCTCTGGCTGCAATCGAGTAGGCGGTGGCGCTTGGCGACCGTCAATATCCGTCTGTTTGTAGCGCAACAGCGGGAATGATTTGATGTTGGCCTGCGCCCAATCGTTTTCATGTCCCTCATCTTGACCTTCAGCCATAATCCACTTGGCTTTGGGCGCAAGGGCGACCGATTCAGTTAGCGAGGTTTGCCAGAAGTTGTACATACGCTGTGCATCTTTGGCGTGACGCACCATTCCGAACTTCTTGCGTTTGTCGCCCACAATCACATGGCGACCATAAACGGGAATAATGGGTAGGTATTTACCCGCCCATTCGCCTTCTTCCAAAATCTCGTTAGCTGTCAGCTTGCAGTACTTAACCGACTTCTTGACCGATTCACGCTCGTCAATGATCTCAATGCCCATGCTCTCAAGGCGTTTGAAAAAGTCTTTGTCAGTCGCAAAGGTAGCCGAACCGTCACTGAGCATATACAGTTTGGCGCGTTCACGCACCATGTAGTAATACTCAGCAAGGCGAATATCCTCTTTGGTAATCCATTCAGATTGGCTGTCACCAGTGCCGCGCTGTGTGAACGATGTGACTTCAGCATCAGGGTAGAGCTTGCTGAAATCAGCCTTACGCATCATTGTTGTAATCAAACAACGCTCTGCATCAGACCCATCGGGCATGATTGAGTTAATGTCGTAATAGACCGTAAATGGGTTATCAATCGGCTCTATGTAGATTTCTTGGTCAAATGAGTCGTCACTCACGTAATCTGTACGCAGACGGATATAGCCCCAACCCATGCGAACAGCGTAATCTGTGGCTGTGTCATAAGCGTTATCAGCGTTGGAATTGGCTTCAATGTGGCGAATGATGCCTTGAATGACTTGCGCGGTCTTTTCGTCTGCTTGGCTGTTCATGCCATGAACTTTGGGGCGAGGGCGTTGCTGGCGAATCTGGTTAACCACTTGGCGGCAATAACCATCCAGCTTGTTGATCGTCAGCACAGGGCGAGACTCAAGGTTTCGGCTGTTTTGCAGTTCAACAGGCCATTGGTCGCCGTTGACAAACTTTAAATCTTCCAATGCTTCTTGGCGATTCATTGTGTCGGCATCGTTAGCCAGACGCAAAAACTGGATAGCCTCGTCAATTCGAGGGTCGTAATCGCTCAAAGAGCTTTCATTGAATTCAGCCATTTAATTACCCATCCAAGAGTGTGCGCCGCCATAGTTCTGCGGCACAGATTTTTGACGCTGCCTGCCTCTAGGCTCGTTCACCATTAACCCGATATATCTAAATGCGTCTGCACCGTGACTGTAATGGTCATGGAGAGGCGTTCTGCTAAATTGGCCTGTCTCGGAGTCAACTTCATAACGATAGTGTCGGAGGCATTGTAACCCTTCGGCACAATTATCTCTATCAAAATAACACGACCTGAATATCGTTCTTGCAGCGTTGATCGAATCCACTACAGGCACACGCTCCAAAACCTTAGTCTTGTAGCCTGCTGCCCTCACAATGTCCTCAATACTGCGCCCTGACGATGCCAGCGTCTTATTTTGGGCATCGTGTGGCAACCACAGGGTATCGTAAAGATAGCCGTAGGTCTGCATTTTCGCCAGAATGTCCGTCATTGTGGTTTGGTTGACCTCAATGTAGCGAATCAGGCGGGTTTCCATACCGATAAACTGCACAAACCAAACTGAGGTCATATCTGCCCAACCCAAGTCAAACACGGCGTGTACAGGCTTAGAGGCATCGTATGGCACGTTAGTGATTCGGTTGTCCAACTCAGCCATTTGCATTTCTTTGCCAAAGATAGCGCCATCCACCGTCATGCGGCAGAAGCCTTCCCAAACGATTCTGTGCGCCGCAGGGTCGCGTGACTTTAGCGTCAGCATCTCGTCTTTGAGCGTATCAGGAAACCAAGGGTTATCCGACCAATTGATCTTTTGGACAATGGCGTTAGCAGGTGGATTAGCCACAAACCGCTGGTAAGTCTCGTCAGTCTCTAGTTCAGGGTTGAACGTCACCCAAATCTCGGACTGCTCCTTACGAATGGTAGGAATCAGCACATTCCAGCTATTGCGGCTTACCGTCTGCGCTTCTTCCACCCAACACACATCCACGCCCTCAATGGATTTGACGTTAACCACGTTGTTCCGTAGGCCAACAAAAAAGAACTCTGTGCCGTTCTTGCCTTTGATGGACTTCTCGGTAATCTCGTAGAAGCCAGCCAAACCCATATCAGCGATCTGGTCACACAGCAATTTGTGGACTGAATCCTTGATAGAAGTCTGAAACTCACGAGCGCAAAGAACCCGCAACGGTGCTTGAGCGCCTTTAATTAGCAATGCTCTAGCCACGCCCCATGACTTAGCCCCACCACGACCGCCATACAGCACTCGATAGCGGGAATTCTTAGGGTTGAATAAGCACTCCAGCTTGGCTGGAAACTGTGCGTTAGCAATGGCGGTCTTTACGTCACTCATTAGGCTTGACGAATGTGACTTGGATGCCTGTCAGCAATGGAGCACCATCCACCCCTGTAATCTCTTGCTCCATTTTATCTCGCCACCCCAATACGTTTTTAGCGGTAAAGATGCTGAAATTGGCATGAAATGCGTTAGCCATTGCGCCCTCAACAAGGATTGCCTCTTGAAAATCTTTTGCTCTTTTATAGGCGTAAGAAAAATCAGGATGCTTTAGTTCTCCATCCTCATTTTTGGCTGTCGCCCATTCATGAAGCGTCTCTCTTGTCACGCCTATTTTTATGGCAAAACGTGCCAATGTAGGAAATTTAGCAGCAACAATCTCTGAGCCTTTTTCATTACCTTGAGCATCCAATAAAGGTCTGCGCTCATACGGCTCAATATCAAAATACTCAATCAATTGATCAGAGTATTCTTCTTTGAACAATGTGGGGCGACCTCGTTGTTTTGTTTCTTCCATAGCATTAAGGCAATTGAATTGCCATCCATCGTTTAGGAACAATATCTGGGCGTTTTTCAGACAAACCAACCATTATTGTTGCAAGTCTACTTAATTCTTTGTAATTTTTTAATCGTTTAAGTTCATTATATCTTTTGCCAAGATATTTTTTCATTAAAAATAATTGATCTTGCACATAACCAGATTCAAAACCTTCACCGCCTTTAGCAATGTTTGTTAACCTATGACCAAGTTTTTTAAATTCTTCAATGTAATAAATTTCCGCTTTTTTCCATTCATCTTGGCTTACTTCTTCAAGCACAATCAATTTTGGAATCAAATCTTTACTAAACAATTGACGAATCCAATTACATTTATGCGAATTTTT